CGCTGACGGCAAAGGTATTGGCTACAGCGATCTATGTTGCTGGGCTTACCTGATGCTACAAATGCGAGGCGACACACTGCCGGACACATGGCGCAAATGGGTCAAAGCAAACCCGACACTAGAGGTCAGTGCAGTAGACGAGACTGTGGGAAACCCTACGGAGTCGGCACTTACCGAAGGCAACTAGCAGAAATGCTTTGCTCAGTAGGGTGGTGGCCGGCTCAAATAACATTTGAGGCACGCGATCTGGCAACAGTGGCGTACATTATGTCAAAGCAAACACGATGAGCGCGTCAATGATTGTGCGTGTTGACGGTGTTAAAGACACCATAAATCAACTAGGCAAAATTGACAAAGAGTTACAAAAACAATTTAAGGCTGACGCAACCAAAATTGCTGAGCCAGCGCTTGACGCTGGGCGCGCAGCATATAAACGATTAGAAAACGATGAAGACCCGTATGCGTTGTCAGGTATGTCGCGCAAATGGACACAAGCCAATCGCAAAATTTTTCCGTTAAAAGTTGCAAACTCTATTAAAGGCGTGCAAATGAAATTTGATACACGCAAAAAAGCAATTGGCGTTATTTTGATAATACAAAAAGATGTTGCGACAGCCGTGTTTGAAACTGCTGGCCGTAAAACATCAAACAAGTTAGGCGCACAACTTGGCGCGCTTGATTCTGGTAAGACTCGACTACTGCAACCAGCCGTTGACGGACAGCGCAACAACATTGAGACTGAAATGAAACAACTAATTAAAGATGTTACAAAGACTGTGCAGCGAGGTTTCTAGTGGCTTTATCCATTCCAATTATTTCTGAGTTTGACGGCAAAGGTGTAAGCAAAGCCATTGCACAATTTAAGGCGCTTGAAACTGTCGGCGAGAAAGCACAGTTTGCAATTAAGAAGGCTGCGATACCGGCAGCGGCCGCGCTGGCTGGTGTTACTGCTGCGTTGACGCTTGCAACTAAAGCGGCAATGGAGGACGAGTTAGAGCAAACAAAACTTGCTAAAACAATGATGAACACGGTTGGCGCTACCGAGGCGACAATTAAGGCTACTGAGGACATGATTGCGAGCATGAGTCGAGCGTCTGGCACGGCTGACAGCGAACTACGGCCAGCCTTTGCGTCATTGTTGTTAGGTACTCATGATGTAACTAAAGCAACTGACGCGCTGACACTTGCGCAAGACATAGCCATTGGGTCAAATAAATCTTTGGGCGAGGTTAGCGACGCATTGAGCAAGGCGTTTGCCGGCAACATGAAAGGTCTCAAAGCGTTGTCGCCAGAAATTATGGCGATGATCAAAGAAGGCGCAACACTTGATACGGTCATGTCGGTACTGTCCGACAATTTTGGTGGCGCTACAGCGGCGGCGGCTGACACGGCTGCAGGCAAATTTAAGATTCTTAAAAACAGTATTGCCGAAACGCAAGAATCTATTGGTGCAGCGTTGCTACCAGTTGTGCAGGCGGTGCTACCAGTGTTGCAAAAGTTTGCTGACTGGGCGCAAAGGAATCCGCAAGCATTCCTGGCGATTGCTGGCGCAATAACTGCGATCTCGGTTGCGATCATGGCAGTCAATTTTGCTATGGCGTTAAATCCGTTTACAGCAATAGCGGCAGGTGTTGCGGCGCTGGTGGTCGGCATTATTTATGCGTACAACAAATTTGAGACATTCCGCAACATTGTTAACGGTGTGCTCAATTCTTTGATGCAAGGATTTCAACACTTTGCTAACACTTGGATTTCTGTAATCAACACGATTATCAACGGCATGAACAAACTTTCGCCGTTCAGCGATATTGGCAACATACCGTCGCTGAGTGTGCCAACTATTGGCGGTAGCACTGTGGGCGCGTCTGTCGGGTCAGGCTTTGCGCGTGAAGGCGGCACAGGCTCGGTAGGTAACATCGGGTCTATTGCTACACCTATGATGCCGGTCGCATCGTCGCCAGTAACAGGCGGAGGCAGTGGCAGTGGTGGTGGCGGCAGAGTAGACACTATGCCAATACCGGGTTATCGAGACCCCGGCACAGGCGATCAAGACAACCCGTTTGTGCGCAGAGGCGGCGATGTAAATATTAATGTGACTGGCGGTATTTCAACCAGTTCACAAATCGGTCAAGCGGTCTACGATTCTTTAATACAGTACAAACAGGTTTACGGGCCTTTGCGCGGTTTTGAGTAATGGCTGAAACACTTGTAACTGGTGGCAGTTATTTGCTTGAACTTGGCACAGGTTTTGACGCGCAAGCATTTGTGTTAGATGTCAGCGAGTTAGACGGCACACAAGTATTAGACGGCGACGGCGAGGACTTCCAAGACATTACCGAGTATGTGCAAAACATTGATATACAGCGCGGTCGCAAACAAGTTTTAGACGCATTTGGTGCAGGCACAATGTTTGTAAACATGCAGCAACCGAACAACAATCGTGAGTTAGACGCATTTAACACTTCAAGCATTTATTACAACACAAGCACAGATCAGCCGGGGCTTGGGCCTTTGCGACCGATACGGCTAAGTCGCGACGGCGAGTATTTGTTTGTCGGCAAGGTAACTAGTTATCGTCAGCAATATATTCTCGGCGGTTTGACGCAATATGTTGTGTCGTGCGCCGATGACATTTACACACTCGCACAGGCTGAACTACCAGAAACAGCAACCAGTCAACAAACATCGTCGGCTCGACTGTTGGCAGTGCTAGCACTAATCCCGTACACAGGCACTACAAGCCTTACAGGCACGCCTACAGCGACGCTAGGCGCTTACGACATTGCACAGGACACAAACGCCAACGAGTATGTAAACCGTATAAATCAGGCTGAGCAGGGCCGCATATTCTGTGATCGTGAAGGCACACTGACATTTACTCCGCGCATTGGTCAGACAATTGAGCCAGTTACGGTCACATTTAACGACACTGGCACTGGCACAAAATATGACAATCTTGGTGTTGAATTTGACCAACAAGCAATTATTAACAGCGCAACAGTCACGCTTGAAACTGGTGGCACGCCACAAACCAGCACAGACAGTGCGTCTATTAGCGAGTATTTTAAACAATCGTTGTCAATTAGTGACAGCCTGTTGTCAAGCAACGCGCAAGCGCTAACGCTCAGCGACTACCTGCTTGACCCGATACCTGAGCCACGCTTTACAAGCATGTCAAGCACCTTTGCTGCGTTGTCAGACGCACAGAAAGACGCGCTGGCGATCATGGATATAGGCGGCAGTGTCTCGCTAACCAAGACATTTCCGAACGGCACACCATTAGCGGTAACACAGGCGCTAGCAATTGAAGGCATAGATCACAGCATAAATGTTGCGTCTGGCCACCGTGTCACGCTTTACACCAGCCAGACCGTAGTGCTAAACGCATTTGTGCTAAACGACATCACATATGGCGTACTCGACTCATTAAACGCATTAACCTAAGGAGAATATATGGCAACTAAAGAGGTGTTTACAGCAAATCAAATTTTGACTGCAGCCGAAATGAACGCGGTCGCTACAGCAATGATTGCAATAAATGCACAAACGGCAAGTTACACGGCAGTCTTAACAGATGACGGCAAACTAATAACTATGTCAAATGCGAGTGCAAACAATTTTACTGTTCCACCTAACAGCAGTGTCGCGTTTGGAATTGGAACACAACTTAATATTGCGCAACTTTCAACCGGCGCTACAACTATTGTGGCCGGTAGCGGTGTCACATTAAACAGTGCTGGCGCAAAATTAAAACTTGACTCACAGTACGCGGTAGCAACATGTGTTAAGACCGACACCAACACTTGGTTTGTGGTCGGCAACCTTAAGGCGTAAGCCGTGCAAATTCTTGGCGGTGTGTCGAGTGGCGCAATACTCGCAAATTTTTTAGTTGTCGCTGGTGGTGGTTCGGGTGGCACGAATAATTCCGACGCTGGTGGTGGTGGTGCGGGCGGTCTGCGATCATCGGTAACCGCAACTGGTGGAGCTGGAATTTTAGAATTACCGTTTACGGTTGCTGCAGGTGTAACTTACACAATTCAGGTTGGCGCTGGCGGTGCTGCACTAACTACTACAAGCATCGGGAATAACGGCACAGATAGTTTTATTTCGGGTAGCAACATTACGACCATAACAAGCATTGGTGGAGGTGGCGGGGGCACAGAAAACGGCGGGGCGACCGCAGGCCAAAACGGGGGCTCATCCGGAGCCGGGGGTGGGGGCGGTGCTACAGGAAATTCTGGTATTGCTGGCACACCGACACCGAATCAAGGTTTTTCTGGCGGTACAGGTAATGGCACGGCTAGCAATCGTGCTGGTGGCGGTGGTGGTGGTGCTGGTGCTGTTGGCACGAACGGTCAAATTGGACAGGTTGCTGGTCCGGGTGGTGTGGGTGTTGCGGTTGGGATAACTGGCTCATCAGTTTTTTATGCTGGGGGTGGCGGGGGAGCATCGCAAGGAACTGATGTTTTAAATCTTGGCGGTCAAGGCGGGGGGGGAAATGGTGGTGACACTTCCCGCGTTGCGACAGCAGGCGCAGCAAATAAAGGTGCTGGCGGTGGGGGGGGGCACAACAGCAACACTTCAGGGGCGGGTGGCTCGGGTGTTGTAATTATTGACGCAGGCGTAGTCGCCGCATCAACTACAGGTTCACCAACTTTAAGCGGCACAATTTACACTTTTAATGGAAATGGCAGCATTACTTTCTAATGGCTTACTTTGCACAAATAGTTGACGACATAGTTACAGAAGTAACTGTTGTAAACGACAATGTACTAAACGGCCCGCAATTCTGCCACGACTTACTTGGCGGCGTGTGGGTGCAAACATTTGAGAACACAGAAGGCAAAAATTTTGCCAGCATCAATTACACCTACGATGCAATCAATAAAAATTTTATTGCACCCCAGCCTTACCCGTCATGGACACTTGACAGCAACGACCAATGGCAAGCACCAGTGCCACAACCACCAGCACCACCACAAACATATTGGGATGAAACAACACAAACTTGGAAAGTCTTACAACCATGAGCAACGCTAAACGCCAAATCGGCGACCAAACATTGAAAGGCGGCATACAAGGTGTCATCTGTTATTTGTTATGGAAATCTAAATTAGATCGCGAACTAATCTTTATGCTTATGCCAATTAGCGCAACTGTGCTGGCATGGATTAGCACCAAAATTGGCGACCCTGACCTAGCGTGCTTGTTTATTGACAACAAAGACAAAGACAAAAAATAAAACCGTACACAGTTAACGCCGCGCCAGTCACTAAAGGCCCACTGGCTGGCATGGACTACTGGGTTACACGCGCTGTAAAACACTCCGAGATCACGCTATGGAATTTAGGCACATGGGTTTTGCGCGATGTCAAAGGCAAACCCGGCACAATTAGCAACCATGCAAAAGGTGTAGCAGTAGATTTGTCGTATCGAATGGTGGCAAACACACCGGGCAAATCTATTTACATGGGTCGACAAAGATCGTTGCGCTACATTGTCAAATTGTTAGAAAACGCAGACACGCTAGGCATAGAACTCTGTATTGACTATGCGATGTCGCGCAGTTGGAAATGTGACCGAGGTACTTGGAAGGCAGGCAACTTTGTTGCAGGCGACTGGTATCACATAGAGGTAAATCCTGTTATGGCAAACAGCCGAGAACTAGCAAAACAGGCGTGGGATAAGGTGTTTGGGGTAATCCCCACTATCACAAAACCTGTGTAGTAAATTTGGTCTTGACCGAGAAAGTCGAGGCAACATGCCAATCATTATCAAATCAGTTATTGCGTTTGCGTTATTCACAATCGGTTTTGCCAGCAATGCGTTGCTCGCACCGCTACCAGTAGACCCACAACCACCAGCAACAGCCCTGTACGGGCCTGCAGGGTCGTTTATAGGGCAACAGAAAGAGATATACCTGTACATACCGCCAACGACTACTACGACCTTGCCACAGCCTGTGTATAAGCATGGGGATTGCTCATGGCTACCACAAATGGCAGTAAAGGCAGGCTGGCCAATAGACCAAATTGGCAAACTACGCCAGATCGCATTGCGCGAGTCTGGGTGCTGCCCGAATCGCGCTGGCGGC